GATCCGTATTGGATCAACTACTTTTCTAATGCCTGTTAAAATTCCATTAGTTCCACAAATTGCTAACTATCGAATGAGCACTGTTCTGGATGGAGCAAACTACATCCTAGACATCAGATGGAACGGCCGTGGTGAAGTTTGGAAGATGGATGTTTATACGGAAGACGAAATCATTCTCGCCAGAAGTCTATCGTTAGTTCTTGGTGCAATTGTCGGAGCTAGAGTAATTGAAGAAGGTTTTCCTCCTGGTCAGTTCATTGTTTCAGATCTGACAGATGCAGGTAAGGATGCAACGTTTGACGATATGGGGACCAGAGTACATCTGTACTATTTCTCTGAAGACGAGTAAATGGGTAGACTATTCAAAAGAGCTGCTGAGCTCACTATTGCAAGTCCGGTTGCTGGTGATTACTTTCGTCAGTCTTCGAATGCAGTAGTGATCAAAGATCTTCGAGTAGTTTTCAAGGTCTCCAAGAAGATTGGTTCTAAGCCAAACGATGCAAACATCACAGTTGTCAATTTGGCTGAAAAAACCAGAGCAGCGTTTCAAGTTCGTCCGCTCCAAGTGAGATTAGATGTTGGATATAGCGGGAGCCTTGCAAGGATATTTTCTGGTGATGTTCGATGGGTCAGATCCATTCATGAAAGAGTCGATTGGGAGACAACAATCGAAGCTGGTGACGGTGAACGAGCCTATAAATACGCTCGTGTGAGTCGTTCGTATAAATCAAACGTCAGCCTTAGAACAGCCCTCGAAGACACAGCTGCTACGATGGGCTTGAAATTACCAAAATCTGTTGATGATGCTAAGGAGTTAGCGGTCAAGTTTGCAAATGGAGTAACACTACAGGGTCCAAGTTCTGAGGAAATGACTAGACTATTGAAAAGTAAGCAACTTCAATGGTCTGTTCAAGATGGTAGATTACAAATCCTTTCGAAGAGCGGGACAAGACCTGATCAAGCAGTTGTGATATCTGCTGATACTGGAATGATCGGTGTGCCTGAGCTCGGCGAACCTGATGAAAAAGGTAAAGCGCCGAAAATGAAGGTCAAGGCATTACTCGATGATCAGAAAGCAGTCATTGTTCCAGGTGGTAGGGTCAAACTTGAAACTAAATCATTGAACGGAGTATTTAAAGTTACTAGTGTGGATTTCATAGGTGATACTCGCGGCCATGATTGGTATTGTGAAGTAGAAGGAACGCCGTTGTGACAGCTGAAATAGAAAACGAAACCCCGACACTCGCTGAAGTCATTGACGCAATAATCACAAAACGATTGCGGAATCTATTCACATCGATGCCTGGAAAAGTTATCGAGTATACTGCAACGATACAACGAGCAACTGTCCAGCCACTTGTGAAACACTCTTACTTCGATGAGAATGGTGAAAGAAAAACCAAACTGTTTCCACCAATCGCTGGAGTTCCCGTCTTCTTTTTCGGAAACAACACCGGGCATCGTATAACGTTTCCAATCAATAAAGGCGATACTGCTTTATTGATGTTCTCATATAACAGTATGGATACATGGCTATCTCGTGGAGATATATCAGAACCCGGTGATGATAGGATGCATTCCATATCAGATGCCATCGCTCTTGTTGGATTACGTCCATTCAAGGGTGCCACTCAAGTCAAGCAGGACGCATTAGTCATCCAAACTTCTGATGAAATACGACTTGGAAGTGACACTTCAAGCGATGATGTGGCTCGAAAAAGCGACCTAGACGCGCTCAGAGCTTGGTTAGTAGATCATACTCATACTGGAGGCGGTGGCGGTCCTGTACTTAAACCACCATCTACTCCAGCAGTCCCAACTCCTGTAGGAACTAATCTGAAGGTTGATTAATGGCGCTCAACGACGATCCAATTGATCTACTTCTTGTGAACGATGACATCGTTTTTGTGAGTGGTCAGCTCCAATTCAGCAGTGGAACTCAGGCTGTCGCCCAAGGTATCGATCAGCGGATGCGTTCATTCAAAGGGGAGTGGTTCTTGGATATCGATAATGGTGTCCCGTACTACGAGGATATCCTTGGGCAGAAATTCAGCGAAGTAAAAGTCCGTTCGATTTATAGAGACATACTCGAGAATTCACCAGGAGTCGCGAAAGTCTTAACACTGACTGCCAATTATGTTGGAGCCAATAGAACTACAGATATATTCTGGCAAGTCCTAACAGTTTTTGGCGATACCATTGAAGGAACACTCTAATGGCTGGATTAACACCACTTGGTCTCGATGTAGAAACCATTGAGACACTGATCGAAGGAATTAACGAGGATCTCCAAGAGGCGTTCGGTACTTCTATCGATCTAACTGATAATTCAGTATTAGGTAAGATAGTTGGGATCTTTGCGGATAGAGCTGCGAACATATGGGAGGTCCTTGAAGTTCTTACTGATTCGTTAGACCCTGACGATGCGCTTGGTGTTTTACTTCACGGGATTGGGGCCATCACAGGTACATCACCAAAGGCCGCAGCACCGTCTGAGGTAGTGCTCACACTGACCGGTACAGCGCTGACAAGTATCCTCACAGGTTCACAGGCTAGTACAGTTAGCACACTGGAGCTATTTCAAACAATAGCTGACGCGTTGCTTGAGGAGCTCACACCGTGGGCTGCGACAACTGTATATGTTCCAGGAGATCGAGTATCTAATTCCTCACGCTCGTACATATGTGTCATTGGTGGAACTAGCGCTGGATCTGGTGGTCCATCCGGCACTACTGACGCTGAAGTAGATAATACCGTGACGTGGAGATATATTGGTGAGGGTACAGCTGCTGATGATGTAGATGCAGTGTCTGTCAACAATGGTCCAATTGCTGCGTTGTCTGGTGATATCACAACAATAGAGACTCCAGTTTCCGGGTGGGATTCAGTTAAAAACCTCAACGACGCTGATTTAGGTAGGAACAAGGAGACGGATGAAGAGTTTCGAGTTAGGCGTGAGTCTGAGTTAGCTCTGCCTGGAACTGGTCCAGTCGATGCTATTAGAGCTGATCTGCTTGACGTTGACGATGTAACGTCCGTCACTGTTTTCCATAATCCCACTGGGGTAACAGACGCAGATGGGATTCCTCCATATGCCGTAGAGGCATTGGTTGAGGGTGGTGCTGATCAAGATATTTGGGATGCGCTTCTTGCTGTCGTTGACGCTGGAACTCCCACGTATGGCTCTGAGATTGGAACCGCTACCGACACTCAAGGTATTGATCATACGATGGCATTCAGTCGTCCAACTGAAATTCCAATCTATATCATCCTCGATTTCTTGTATGACGCAAATGTATTTCCAATAGACGGAGATACATTAATCAAGTCTGCAATTGTCAACGGAAGTTTTGTTGGGAAAACAGGACGTGATGCAGTCGCTTCCGCAATATCAAAAGAAGCTTTTGATGTAACTGGAATGTTGGATGTAACATCAGTTCTTATTGGAACATCGCCAAGTCCTGCCACTTCTACAACTATTGCAATCGCATTGCGTGAACTTGCTACATACGATTCTGCGAATATCACAGTTAACGGAACTCCGGCGATACCGTAATGGCGCTCACACAAATACTAGATCATGTTGATCAGGCTCTGGCACGACTTCCAGCTCGTTTCGAGGATTCGATCAATCTTCGAAATCTGATTACGGCATTAGTCACGCCTATTCAGGTTTTGGAAGATGTTGCTTGGAGCGTTATACAAGAGCGCATCATAGCAAACATGACCGGAATTCGACTTGATCAACTTGGGAAAATAGTTGGACAAGAGCGTAATGGTCTGAGTGATGATGATTATAGATCGTTCTTGTACGCGAAGATCAAAGTTCTAAAAAGTAACGGATTGTTGGAAGAGTTATACGAAATTGTTCGTCTACTTTTGCTTGATCCAAACGCGAATTTATCATCGGTGCTTCCTATAGCTGGGGACGAGCCCGGAGTGTTGATCGAGATCTTGGATCAAGTGATCAGTGATCAACTGGCACATCTGATCATCACGTTCTTATCTGATGCTGTAGGCGCTGGAAAACCGTTGAATCTTATTTCGTATTCGCAAGCTTCAACTGATTCATTCATGTTCGGTTTCACTGGTGTTGTGTCCGGTGGATACGTCGCAACAGACACAGTCATTACTGTGTCAAATACCGCGTTCTTTCCACCAGGATCTACAGCGGTTTTTGGAGATGGTCTGGCGAATGAGGAGACGGTCACAGTTGCTTCTCGAACAGCAACAACTATCACCATATCTCCTGGGTTAACGAATGCACATGCGAGTGGTGAATTTCTCACACTTGTAACTTCTCTGGGCAAAGGATTCGATGCTGGGAAATTTATTCGCTCAGCGGATCTAGATAGTGCTGCTCCGGTCTATGAACTGACACCAGCTATCTCAGCTTCTGAGGCTGTTGATCTAATTCCTGTCGCTTTCGTTGGTTCTTCAACTGGTGGTGATAGTATCACAGCTAGTACGCTGACAATTCCAGTTGTCCCTGGTATTCTTCCAGGCGATTTCATCATGGTGTTCAGTGGAGCAGTTGATACAGAAGATACAAGTGATGTATCCGATGGTGAAGGCTCATACAATTTTATTAACTTCCAAGGATTCGGAACAAATTCAGATGAGATTCAGTGCTGGTCGAAAGTTGCAACAGGAAACGACGATGACGCAGTC